TATACTTTTGTAGTGTTGCAAGCGGTGATGAATCATGGGCTCGCAGCACAATAGCTGCTGTGCATTGGGAGAACAGAAAAGCTGCAAATGTTATGGCTGCTGGTTTACTGGAAGCAGATGCGGTTAATGTGTGGATTCCTGGGACTTCTGTGAGCATAAAAGTGGGTGATGTTTTGGTAAAGGGCATTGTCGATAAAACGATCGGTGCAACTTATACCATCACGAATCTTAAGAAGGACTATCCGAATTCATTCACAGTTCATTCGGTTGACACATACGATTTTGGTTCACCAAAAATGCGACACATATTGGTAGGTGGTTCATGAGCAAGCGCATAGGCAAGCACATAAAAATTGAAACACCTCGTGGCTGGATTACTGTTGGTCCTGGTGGAAAAGCCTCACTAACTTGGAATACTGCATTCAAACCGAAATGGCATAAGCAGTATAGTGAAGCACAGATTTTTGTTGACAGTGAAGTTCTGAGGCTTTGCGAGCCATATGTGCCTTTTGAAACTGGAATGCTGCTTTTGTCAGGGACTCTTGGGACAGAGATCGGTTCTGGTCTGGTTCAGTGGATTGCACCCTATGCTCGTTACCAATATTACATGGCAAACAGGAAAAAGGTTAATCAGTTCAAACCTTTGGCAGGCAGTTTTTGGTTCCAGCGAATGAAAGAAGTCTATGGTCAATCAATCATAGATGGAGCTCGTTCTATTGCTGGTGGTGAAAAGAAATGAGCATTATTTCTAGCATAAAGACCTATATGAAAACCTACTCAGGCTTGGCAAGCGGTGCACCTGTCTGGGTAGATTACTTGGGAGCAGTTCCAACCGAATATTCCATTGCACCTTTGGCAGGCAATCGAGTCCTTGAAAAGTATCTTGATGGATCGGCTTTGAAGGAGTATCCGTTTGCTTTTCGCAGCGTAGAAAGTACAGCTGCTGAATTGGAACGGTTAGAGAATAGTGGATTCTTTGAGACTTTTGCAGATTGGCTCGATTCACAAACTGAGACTGGAGTTTTTCCATCACTCAGTGCTGGAAAAACAGTTGAGTTAATTGAGGCAACAGGCTGGGGATATCTGTTTCAGGAAGGCAATTCAGAAACAGGCATTTATCAGATCCAGTGCCGATTAGTATATTTAGAGGAGTAAAACATGGCAAAAATTAAACGATCACAGTTAATGACCTTCATTGATGTGACTCCAGAAAGCACAGCTACCTATGAGCTTATTGGGAGCGGTGTTACTGCTGGATCTATTGCATATAATCCAAAAGTGGAAGAGGAAACTTACATTCACCAGGATAATGCCACTATTACAGTGGAGGGATATTCTCCAAAGCTTACATTGGAAGCTTCGGCAGTAGCAGGAGATCCTGTATTTGAGTTTATCGATGAATTGCGCAAAGCACGTGCAACAATGAGTGAAGCTGAGACTTCCATTGTAAATGTATGGGCATATGAAACAGGTGGTCCGACAGCTTATCCTGCCGAAAAGCAAACTGTTTCAATTCAGATTGATGAATTCGGTGGTGAAGGTGGTGGTAGCACTAAGATCAACTATACCATTAACTTTATCGGTAGTCCGACCCCAGGCACTTTTAATGCTATGACAAAAGCCTTCACAGCCACATAAGAGAGGTTAATGTGAATAGAATCAAACGAAGTCAATTTAAGTCCTTTCTTAATACAGGCACTCTTCTTGCACCAGTTTGGTCATTGATCGGTGTTGGAATCACTGCTGGTTCGATTGCATATAATCCGAATGTAGAAGAGGAAACCTACATTCATGAAGACAATGCTACCATTACGGTGGACAATTATTTACCAAAGTTTCCATTAGAGGCTTCAGCTGTTCAGGGAGATTCAGTTTTCAGCTATCTGGATGTGCTCCGCAAAAGCAGAAAGACTTTCTCTGAGGCAGAAACAGAAGTGGTGAATGTGTGGATCTATAATGCACCGATTTCTGACTACTACCCAGGTGAAAAGCAATCCTGCAGTGTCCAAATTGATGAATTTGGAGGTGAAGGTGGTGCATCAGTAAAGATTAATTACACGGTGAACTTTTTGGGAGAACCCATCCTGGGACGTTTTAATCCATCACTTGGTAAATGGTCACCTTTGAATGCCCCAGCAACACACACACTCACTTCTCTTACTTTGGGTTCTGGAATATTGTCCCCACTGTTTGCAACGAATAAAAGCAATCTCTTTTACACCACTTCAATTGCAGCAGCAACGGTTACAGTTAGTTCTGTGCTTGCAGGAGCAACGATTGTGCAAAAATGCAATGGTACTGTGGTTGCCCAGGGAGCTGCTGCTAACTTAAATCTTGGGAAAAACACCATAACTATTGATGTGACCGTGTCTGGGACAACTTATACTTATGTTATCGAAGCCACAAGGACGGTGTAATGGACAGTTTGCGAATTGATGCTGGTGTAATTCGGATCGCTGTGAATGATGATCCCAATCGTGTGATCTCATTTAATCCTGAGGATGTTTTGTTTGCTGAAAAATTTTACAACTTGTTGCAAGAATTCCAGGAAAAGCAAAAAGAATATGAAATCAGATTAAATGAGATCAAAGCTGCAGAAGTGTTGGATGAAACTGGTATTCCGAAAAATTTGTCCGATACATTAACAGTTGTTGAAGAGATTTGTGATTTTATGCGCAATAAAATTGATGAAGTTTTTGGTGCTGGTACTTCGAATGTAGCTTTTGGTGAAGCGAAGAGCTTAACTATGATAGAGCAGTTCTTCCAGGGAATTGTTCCTTTCATTCAGGCTGGGAGAGCACAAAAACTTTCGAAGTATGAAAGGAAGAAGAGCAGTTAATGAATATTCTCATTGATGAATTGCCAACTGAATTGTTAGTGGGAGAGAAGAGTTATCATATAAATGCTGACTTTAAAACCTGTCTAACAATTATTTTGGCATTCGAAGATGAGGAGCTAACTGCTCTGGAAAAGCAAATTATTTTGCTGACCGATCTGTTTGTGGAATTGCCAACGGATTATGAAGCAGCTATAAAAGCTGGGATGAAATTTTTGAATGGTCCCATTGGAGAGACTGCTGAAGAAGGAACAGGACTCAGATTGTATAGCTTTTCTAAGGATGCAAATTTAATCTATGCAGCTTTTCGCCAGACTCACGGTGTAGATTTGCAACTGGATAACATGCACTGGTGGAAATTTCTGGCTCTTTTCATGGATTTGGGACAGGACACTACTTTTTGCAATCTGATTACTTTAAGGAAGCGAGTTAAAACTGGCAAAGCAAGTAAGGAAGAACGTGCTGCTGCCAGAGAACTGGGGGATGCTTTTGTTGTGTCTGATTTGGACACTCGCACTTTAGAGGAACGAGAAATGGAACGAACATTCATGGAATCTTTGGGAAGAGGTAGCTGATGGCAGCAGGTTATGATGGTACCATTCGCATAGACACTAGAGTGGATACTGCTGGACTGAATGCTGGTACCAAAGTTGTTTCCACTAAATTGCAGGGATTGAGCAAGATATTATCTTCTGTGGGTGCTGGACTTGTAAAGGGATTTCAAGCAGTTCTTAAAATCGTTGCCACAATTGGAAAAGTCATAGCAGCTGGTGCAATAGTAGCAATTATAGCCATGATCACAGCCATCATGGCTGTTGTTAGAGGTGCAATGGATCTGGGAAAAGCACTTGTCGGTGCTTCTAAGAAAGGATTGGATGCAGCTCAGAAAATTGAAGAATTAAAACAAACTTTTGCAAATCTTAAAGTGGCTGTGTCCGATGCTTTTCGTCCTCTGGTATTGGCAGCAATGCCGTGGATTACAGCAGTGACCAATGCACTTATAAATCTTCTAAACATGGTGGCTCAGGTTACTGCTTATCTTACTGGGCAAGAAGGGTATTGGAAAACTACTGCAGCTTCGGTTGAGCAAGCAAGTGGCTCAGCAGCAAATGCAACCGAAGAAATGAAAGGTTCGTTGGCGGATTTTGATAAGCTGAATGTATTGCAACAACCTGAAGAACCCACTGGTGGAGGTGGAGGTACTGGAGAGAATGTTCAAGAATGGGTAGAAATTGGTACTGAAGCTGAATCACTGGGTGAAAAAATTAAAAAGGTTTGGGAACGAATAAAGGAATTTTTTGCTCCTCTGACTGATGCTTTTGGAAGGCTTTGGGATGCTATCAAGAATCTTTGGGAAGCTTTGAAACCTGTTTTTGAGATTATTTGGGAACGTATAAAACCTGCTTTTGAATGGATTCGTGATGGTGCCGTTGTAATCGTGGACCTGCTAACTAAAGCTGTTAACTGGTTAACAGAATCAATAAAGAAAAATCCTGAAGCATGGGCTACTGTCTTGACAGTCTTGGGTGTTATCCTTATAATAGTCCTTGCTTTGCAAGGTGGATTTATTGGAATTGTTGTTGTGATAGGTCTTGTTTTGGCGATTATCGGTTTACTTGCAGCCAATTGGGACACAATCGTAGCTTGGTTCCAAACCTCGCTGGAAAATATAAAGAATTGGTTCATAGAAGCTTGGGACAATATAAAAGGTGTGTGGGAAACCGTTGCGACTTGGTTTTCAGAAAATGTGATCACTCCGATAACAACTTGGTTTTCAGAAGCTTGGAACAATATAAAACAATGGGCTGTGGATGCTTGGGAGGGAATAAAAGCTCCTTTTGTGACTGCTTTTACTTGGTTCAAAGAACATGTGATTGATCCAATTTGGGGTATTTTCTCCTGGATTGGTGACACTATTTATGCAATTTTTTACGATTTATGGCTACTGATAAAACTTGTTTGGGAAGTCGTCAGTGATTGGTTCAAAGAGCATGTCATTGATCCAGTTGTTGGATTTTTCAAACAACTGTGGAAAGATGTAAGTGGATTTTTCAGCAGCTTGTGGGAAGATATTAAAGCTATCTGGAACACAGTCAGTGAATGGTTTAATACAAATGTTATTGTTCCTGTGAGTGACTTTTTCAAACAGTTGTGGACAGACATCAGTGGATTTTTCAGCAGCTTGTGGGAAGATATTAAAGCTGTGTGGAGTGAAGTGAGCACTTGGTTCCAAACAAACATAATTGATCCGTTGGTAACTGCCTGGGACACTGCTACACAAAGTATTGCTACGTTTTTTACAAATATCTGGGAAAGCATCAAGACTGGTGCCACAGATGCCGTAAACTGGGTCATTGGAAAAATTAATGGTTTCATAAGTGGTATTGTTGGAGGCATAAACAATTTAATTAATTCTTGGAACTCCATTCAGATTCCTGGATGGCTGCAAATTCAAACAATTCCAGTCCCACAGATCCCCTACTTAGCGCAAGGTGCTGTAATCCCACCAAATTCAGAATTTTTAGCGATTCTGGGTGATCAGAGAAGTGGAACAAATATTGAGACACCTGAAAACTTGTTGCGACAAATAGTTCGAGAGGAGTTGCAATCAGTAGGTTTGAATCAACCGACAATGATTCATAATGTTTTGAAATTGGACAGCAGAGTAGTTTATGAATCTTGGGAAAAAGAGAACAAGCGAGTTGGTGCCTCATTGATAACTAAGGGAGCTGCAGCATGATAGTCATTGATGGAATAACTTATGATGTGGCAATTGTTTCACTTGCTGCCGCTGCAGATATGCTGGACAAATATGCAGAACGAACAGTCGATGGTGTTCTTCACCGTGAACTCATTGGTGTTTATGATAACTATGAGATTAAATTTGCTTCATCAGCACATGATCCTCAGGCATACTCAGATCTGTGGTTTAAGCTTACCGAGCCTGTTCCCTGGCACACTGTTGTCTTTCCTACAATTCTGGGAGAGCGCACCATTGAAGGTTACTTTGCAAATACGAAGCACGAAGCATTTTTGCAAAAAGATGGTGTGACTTATTGGAAAAGTCTTAGCACTTCCTTTGTATCTAAGGAAAAGCGACCATGATAACTTATCCGATAGTTAAATTAACTCTGAGTTCACAAGTTATAGAATTTTCTAAAACAGATGTCATCGAGGCACGAATTCTGCAAGAAATAAGTCCGACAAGTTCTGAGCTTCCAGTTAGTGAAGCCACAATCAGAATAAGAACAACAGATCCTCGCTTTTTGCCTTTTAGCGATGGTGAATTTTACAATGAACTTTCTAATAACACTATTGTAGATGTCTTTGAATATTATGATGCTGAAACACCAGATTTTGTTCCAATTGAACGGTTGGTAGGGCGGTTTTACTTAAAAGAATGGAAAAATCCAAAAGAAGGTGAATTTGAATTTGTTTGTCAGGATGCCATTGGTGTGCTCGACACTTTGCAGTTTGATGGTAATTTTTGGGAAACAAATATTAGTTTGGGGGAAATGCTTAGTATAATTTTGGATCCTGTTGATATAGGTTATTCCATAGCTCCAGAAATCTCTGGAAGACTGCTAAAAGGATATTTGACTGCTGGAACAGTTAGGGAAGCATTGAAGCAAGTTTTATTTGCAGGTAGAGCATTCGCACTAACAGCGCTTTCCGATAAAATACTTATCAAAGATGCAGTTCTTCCAGTACCTGGAATTAATGATTCACCAGCTTTTTATTCAGTTCCTTTTTATGGAGCATGCTTTTACGAGAGTGATGCGGAATATATTGGTGAAATACCTATGGAAGAGCAAATCATGGGTCAAGAATTAAATCTGAAGCCACTGGTGACTGAAATTCGTCTTGTTTCACATGATTTTACTAAGGGAGATGTGCAAGAAGTTATTTATTCTGCCTATCTGGAGCCTGGAAGTTATAAAATTGTTTATAGCAAGCCATATTATGATGTGACGGCAGAAGGTGCTGGGGCAATTCCTGCATATCTGATGACTGAGGATATACGAGCCATATCAACTGAAGATGGTAGAATACTCTACTTCTCTGGTGGGTTTGTTTATGGAGTGAATTATATTTATTTGGAGGTCATAACAGCTGGCAATGTAATAGTGCGAGGATATCCCTATATCGATTCCAGCCAGGAATTCATTTACAATGAAAGCGAAGCAACTAAGGAATTCAGTCATGGAATTTATTATGGAGCTGGAACCTATGGTGTAGATATATATGCAAAATATTGGGCAGTCACTGCTGCACCAAATATTTGGAAAATCAGTGATGCTATGCTTGTTTCCACCGAGAATGCTTCGGTAATTCTTGACAGTTTAACAAAATTTGCAAAACTAAGATATTTGCAAAATACAACTTTGTTTCCACCAATGGAGCTATTACCTGGTGATGTTGTTAAATCTGAAACTTTATATGAAAAGCTTCTTAATGGCATTATTGTGCGAATAGAGAGAGATCTAACAACGGGATCTTTGTCGAAAACAGAATTGCTTGGTGTGGAAAGGATGGAATAAATGCCAGAACCCATATTGGTTAAAATCTCAGATTTAACAGAACTGTTTTCAACAGCAGCAGCCGATCAATTTGTGATCCTGGATGCCTCCGAAACAAATGAAACGGAAAAAGTCAAACGTGTTCGGATGGAGCTTCTAAAGCTTACAAATTCAGATCAACTTGTGGGTGCTATTGTCACACTGGCTAACATGACTGCTAATTCTGTTGACAGTCCCCAGATAATAGCAGGAGCGGTGGATGCGGTGCACTTGTCAGATCAAACAATTGCACGGAATTTACTTTATATTCAGCTTTTTGGAGTAGGAGAGTTAGTTGTTACTACAACTGCTAAAGCCTATGTATGGGTTAATTCTCACATGGCTGGCAAAAAAGTAAAGAAAGTTGGAATGGGCTTAGTTACAGCAGGCTCGAGTAACACCACAGTCCAGCTCGGTTCTTCAGGTGCTTATGGAAGCATTTCTGGCAACGGTTATGCTGAGTCAGCTGATTTGAATATCAGCTTACCTGCGGTTGGAACAAAGATACCGATAAATGTGACTGCTGGTGGTGGAAGTCCGAAGGGACTTGATTTCTGGTTTGTGGTAGGATGATGTGGCGACTACATTTATTTCAAAGCTAAGCAGTGCAACTCCGATTGGAACGATTGTCTTATGGTATGGTAATAAGGCGAGTATTCCTGCAGGCTGGAGCTATTATTCAGCTGCTGCTGGGTACTGGGTGAAGGGAGCTGCTTCTGCTAATACCACACCACAAAATACCCAAGACCATGATCATCCTTATTCGGCTCAGACTGGGTTAGCTGGTGGGCATGCTGGACATGGCTTTACACTTTCTGTGGGTGCGGCAACTGATGGCGATACTTCTGGGTACACCACTGCAGGAACTGAAAACAACTATTGGGC